CTCTGTGGCTCGCGGGTTCATGCGTGGACTCTACTATACGATGTACAAGGACGAGGAGCATCGTAACGTGACGTCGGGTCGTGAGGAGAAGTTCATGAAGCCGATGAAGCACAATACGCGCAAGTACAAGAACACCTCGTACAACGCCGTGGGTGAGAACGGCATCCCAATTCTCCACGCGACTCTTCAGGAGAACGATGTGATCATTGGCAAGGTTGTGAACCTTCGTAATGACTCTGCCGGGTATGCGTATCGCGATGCGTCCACGACGCACAAGAACACGGAGCCATGCCGTATTGATGGCGTGTGGCAGGACAAGAACAGCGACGGATATCCATTCGTCAAGGTTCGCGTCGTTTCGGAACGTGTGCCGCAGATTGGTGACAAGTTTAGTTCGCGCCACGGTCAGAAGGGAACTGTGGGCATGATGTTGAATGAGGAGGATATGCCGTTCACGGGAAGCGGTCTGCGTCCGGATCTGATTATGAACCCTCACGCTGTGCCGTCGCGCATGACGATCGCACAGTTGATGGAGAACATCTTCGGCAAGATTGGCGTCAACAAGGGCACGCTGGGCGATGGCACACCGTATAGCCATCTGAAGGTGGAGGATCTGAAGGCTCACATGCTGGAGCTTGGATACCATCCGTATGGGAATGAGACGCTCTACAACGGCCAGACGGGCGAGATGATGCAGGCCGAGATATTCATGGGGCCTACCTTCTACCAGCGTCTGAAGCACATGGTGATTGACAAGAAGCACAGTCGTGGCAAGGGGCCGATTGTGTCACTGACACGTCAGCCTTGTGAAGGACGTAGCCGAGATGGTGGATTGCGTGTGGGAGAGATGGAGCGCGATTGCTTGCTGAGCCACGGAGCCGCGGCGTTCACCAAGGAACGACTGATGGATGTCTCAGATCCCTTCCCGACGGGAATCTGTAAGACGTGTGGCACATTAGCCATCATGAATGAGGAAGAGTCCATCTACAGTTGCGGGACCTGTGGGAACAAGACAGAGTTCATCAACAAGACAATCCCGTACGCTATGAAGTTGTGGATGCAGGAATTGGAAGCGATGCACATTGTCCCACGAATGATGTTGGAGTAATTTACTCAACCACGGGCTCAACCACAGGCTCAACCACGGGCTCAACCACCACTACAACAGGCTGGACCGCGCGACGATTCTGAACCTTTACGGCAAGCGATCCAAGAAACCCAAGATTAACCATTTTTACTCTGACAAGAGAATCCTACACCGCCGGAACAAGATTCGTAAGATCCGTGTCCGACCGTGATGCCTTCATCGCAGGCCTCGTACATTGCCGAACAACCCACATTATACACCCACACGCACCAATACTCAACGCAAGGGCGGCGACGATAGCAAGAGCCTCCATTTTCTATATATAGTTTTCACAGTGAAAGTGGTATACCATAAATGTCGTTGGATATCGTGATTGGTCCTATGTTTGCGGGTAAATCTACCTTTATCAAAAACACTGCGAACAGCTATGCTGCTATCAAAACGCCCGTCTATATTATTGAACATTCAACAGACACGAGTTACGCATATCACGAGGAGGATATGATCACGGCACACGAGACGGGAATTCGGATTGCGAAGATCCAAAGTCTTCGGAATGTTGTTATGCGATCAATGATTGAAGATGTGGAAGTTGTGATTGTGGATGAGGCACAGTTCTTTACTGGACTTCGAGAGTTTGTTCTTTATGTTGTTGAGAAGCTAGGAAAGAAGTTGTATTTGGTTGGATTGGATGGAGATAGCGATCGTGGTGTGTTTGGAGAGCTTTTGGATTGCATTTCACTTGCAGATCGAGTCACTAAGTTGTCTGCTTTTTGCCGTCGATGTGCGAATGGAACGCCTGGAATTTTCAGCCACCGCCACGTGGAATCGACTGAAAGGATTCTGATTGGCGGCACAGAGAAGTATGAAACCCTTTGTAGGGCATGTTACACTCGTGCACAGGCAGATGCACACTAGTGCGCTGAAAAGAGAGAATCCGTGCGCCCGAAGGAGGCTGGAAAATAATATTGCCATTCAACACAACAAACATGGGTGGTGGTCTTCTTCAGCTTGTCAGCTATGGCGCACAGGATATCTACATCTCCGGCAACCCCCAGATCACGTTCTGGAAGGTGCTGTACAAGCGGCATACGAACTTCGCCATGGAGTCCATTGAGGTGACGTTCAACGGCCAGGCCGACTTCAACAAGCGCGTGACGGCGGTGATTAACCGTAACGCCGACCTGATGTACCGCACGTATGTCCAGGTGGTTCTCCCCGCGGTTGACCTGGTGGGCGGTAGCACGAACCTGAACCGCTTCCGCTGGCTCAACTACATCGGTCACCGTCTGCTGAAGGTGATTGAGCTTGAGATTGGTGGCCAGCGCATTGATCGCCAGTATGGCGACTGGCTCCAGATCTGGACGCAGCTGTCCCAGGATGCGGGCACGATCGCGGCGCTTGACGACATGGTCGGCAACACGCACGACCTGGTGCTGATGAAGGATCGCAAGGGCTATGCTCTTGATGCCTCCTGCGCCGGCGCTGAGCTGACGAACTCCTGCGCCCCCCGCGCGGGCACGCCTGCGAAGACGCTCTACATCCCCCTGCAGTTCTGGTTCTGCCGCAACCCCGGTCTTGCCATTCCCCTGATCGCCCTCCAGTACCACGAGGTGCGCATCAACGTGGAGTTTGAGCAGTGGATCAACTGCACCTACTACGAGCTGATCGGCAGCACGGCGGCTTCCACGGCGATCCAGTCGCTGACGGCCGCATCGCTCTACATTGACTACGTGTACCTCGACACGGAGGAGCGTCGCCGGTTCGCCCAGCAGACGCACGAGTACCTGATTGAGCAGCTCCAGTTCACGGGTGCGGAGAGCATCACGTCCTCGTCCAACAAGATCCAGCTGAACTTCAACCACCCCGTCAAGGAGCTTGTGTGGGTTGTCCAGCGCGACTCGTTCGTGGACTGCACGCCCAACCAGAACTTCATCTCGGAGGTCAACGGCTGCCAGCCTTTCAACTACACGGATGACTTCACGACGGAGGGCATCGTGATGGACGTCCTGGCCCGTGGCTCCCTGGGCGGCGGTGCCTCCACGACGGTTGTGCCGACGACGACGGGTGATGGTCCCTCGGGCCCCTACCTGCCTGGTCTGGGCATTGCGGTCGGTCCTTCCCTGGCCGGTGCGTCTTGGCTGGACTCGATCTCGGATGCGGGTGATGAGGTCTTCGCCGACACGACCAACTACCTGCTCGCCAAGGTCATCCTCGACTCCGGCGTGCGCTGCTCGGGCAAGAACCCCGTGGAGGTTGCCAAGCTGCAGCTCAACGGCCAGGATCGGTTCACGGAGCGTGAGGGCCGGTACTTCGACCGCGTGCAGCCCTACCAGCACCACAGCCGCACGCCCCAGGTTGGCATCAACGTGTATTCCTTCGCGCTGAAGCCCGAGGAGCACCAGCCCAGCGGCACCTGCAACTTCTCTCGCATTGACAAGGCGACGCTCCAGCTCACGGTCTCCGTCAACACGGTCCGTGGTGGGCGCACGGCCCAGGTGCGAGTGTACGCCGTCAACTACAACGTCCTGCGCGTGATGTCCGGCATGGGCGGCCTTGCCTACTCCAACTAAGCGCGAGAGTTGGATGACTAACTATTTAAAAATCAAAAAAAACGGGGAAACCCAAAAATGAGCTCGGAATCCCGACTTCATTTTTGGTTGTGGCTGCGGAAGTAAGATGATAAAAAAACACAGACTGCTATAAATAATTACTACAAATGCGTCTATTAACGCGAGATGATTACGATAAGTATTATCCGTTAATTAACGAGTTCAGAAAGACGACAGTATCCCGCGAGCAGTTCATAACATACATGGACAAGTTACCGTCCAATATTGAAATATATGTAACCGAGTTGGAGGGCAACCTCATCACGACATGTACAGTGATATTCGAGCCCAAGCTCATCTTCGACATGTGCACGTATGCTCACATTGAAGACGTGTGCGTTTCGAGCGAATATCGTAAGCGGGGAATTGGGACACATCTAATGCAGCAGGTTGTAGCGTTGTGCACTGAACGTGATTGCAAGAAGGTCACTCTCGTATGCAATCCGCAGAACATACATTTTTATCAGCTCAGTTCATTTGAACAGCGCGGAGTCCAAATGTCTATTCTTTTAAAGGAATAGATTAAATGCTTCATCGGAAACGTTCGGTAGGTCAGCATACCGTATACGGATATGACACCACGCGGTATAGGCTACAAGAACTTATTGAGGAAATTTATGGAACGGATATCGGCTCTCTTCAGAGCATGTCCTCCGACTTTCAATCTCGCGACAAGGGTACTCTCCAGGATATCGAGACCGACATACACAAGAAGTTCTATGCGTTTATAAAGTCGGGCGATCGGTTTAAGTCCGTATATTGCCAGATTATTCGCGATATTTTTGATGAGTTCTTCCCAGAAGAGCCCGTGCTAATTTACCAGAGCTTTCCGAGTATTCGATTTCAGTTTATCGGAAACAAGTGCGTTCCACCTCACTGCGATTCAGATGATACCGGGCGGCATCCGATTGGAGAGCGCAACTTTTTGATTCCTATCACGAAAATGTCCGGAAGCACTCGCCTATTCATCGAGTCGGAACCTAAAAAGGGAGACTACACTGGAATCGACATGGACTACGGAGACATGTTATACTTCAACGGAAACACATGCGTTCACCATAACAATGTCAATGTTGAATCCTACATGCGGATCTCGTTTGACTTTCGGGTTATTACGTTGGCCGATTACGGTTCATACATCACCCGTCAGAACGTAACACATACAAACCCACGGGACATTGAGTCGCGCAAACCCGTTAATATGGTAGTTGGTGGATACTACCAATGTATGTTCAGAGGTGCAAACGTAGCCAAAACACTTGCGTGGCACTCATCGCAGTCGATAGTTCAGTCTCGGCCGTGCTTTGATGACGAGGAAGCGAAAGCAAGTGCTGCATACTTTCAATCCGGAGATCCGTTTCTGACAGAGTTCAAGCAGACAGATGCATTAGAAACTACAATCGGGCAAGTTACCGGTAGCGACCACTGCTTTATGACTCCGAGCGGAACGAGTGCCCTCATCACCGCGCTTCTTGCATGCGGCATTCGTCCGGGAGACGAGGTGATAGTCCCAGATTA